ACACAGGGTTTAAGACCCGTTGGCGCTCCCTTCAGAGTTCCTTCGGGTCTTTTTTTGTCTACTACAATGTCTCTCTAGTGTTATACTGCTTATATTGCTTAACAGGAGTAATGAGATGAGTGTAGAGTTAGTTCAAGGTATCCCCATTCCAGTAGCTAAACGCCGGTATCCTTACAAGGTAATGGAGGTTGGGGACAGCTTCTTTGTAGAGAACGGTGTAATCCAGATTGTCTGCAATGCCAACTACAGAACGAGTAAGAAGCTAGGGCGTAAGTTCATAGCTAGGAAGGAAGGGACTGGAGTAAGGGTGTGGAGAACAGACTGACCGTTCTCGCTTCTCTGGAGGACGGAGTAACGGTTGAAGAGCAGCTTAGGGCTACCCGCTTAACTCTCAAGATAGAGGCTAACAAGGTACGGCAATGCTTAACTCCGGCTGAGAAGAGAAACCTAGTTGCCTATTGGAATAGCCGGTTCTCGCCCCAATTTGTTAAAGAGTTGATAGGAATGGCTAAAGACCGGAGAAACTGCGAGAAGATAGCGCAGTGGGACCTAGATAAGTTAACAGTGAAGCCTAATAACTTTACAGTGAGGACCAAATGAAGTTCAGCCTCAAACAGTTCTACGAATTCTGCTCTCACTTAAAGATTGAGACTAAAGAGCTTGGGTTACGCAAGATGGATAACCTCCTGGGGACTCAGACCTATGTTATGGATGAGATTAGCAAGGGATTGAAGGAGGACATCCACTTCTTTGTCATTCTGAAGGGACGGCAGTTAGGAATCACTACAATCAGCCTAGCGCTAGACCTTTACTGGCACTTTGCTAATGAAGGTCTGCAAGGAACGCTTACTACAGACACAGAAGAGAATCGGGATATGTTCCGGTCTACTTTAGCGATGTATATGGAAGGATTGCCGAAGGAATACAAGATTCCTTTGATAACTCACAACAGAAACCAGCTTTCTCTCAAGAATAGGTCCAGATTATTCTATCAAGTAGCGGGATTACGCGCTAAGGGGTCTCTAGGGCGCGGTAAGGCGATAACCTTCCTTCATGGTACTGAGACCTCAAGTTGGGGCGATGAAGAGGGCCTAGCCTCTCTGCTAGCGTCACTTGCAGAACAGAATCCAAACAGATTGTATATCTTTGAATCTACGGCTCGTGGGTTCAATATGTTTCATGATATGTACATGACGGCTAAGAAAGCCAAGACACAGAGAGCAATATTCTGCGGTTGGTGGCGTAATCAGTTTTATTCTGCTGACCCGAACTCCGATGTCTACAAAGTCTACTGGGATGGAAAGCTAACGCCGGAAGAGAAGGAATGGACTAAGGATATTAAGAAGTTGTATGACGTAGAGATTAACTCAAGACAAATAGCTTGGTGGCGCTGGAAGCTGCATGAAGGGATTAAGGATGATGCCCTGATGTATCAGGAGTTCCCTCCCACAGAAGACTATGCCTTTATAATGAGTGGAACCAGTTTCTTTTCTAATTCGAGGTGTACAGATGCCGCTAAGATTGCTAAGAAGATTGCCCCGGACTACTACCGCTACAGCATGGGAGCGAACTTCCAAGACACCGAGGTTATTAAGTCTACAGAGAGGATGTCTACTCTCAGCGTGTGGGAAGAACCCATTGATACCGCTTATTATGTTATTGGTGCTGACCCCGCTTATGGCAGTTCTGATTGGGCTGACCGTTTTTGTATTCAAGTCTACCGATGCTATGCTGACGGCCTTGAGCAAGTAGCCGAGTTTGCAACCAGTGAGATGAACACCTACCAGTTTGCTTGGGTGATAGCTCATCTTGCTGGCGCATACAAGAACTCTACCCTCAACTTAGAAGTCAATGGGCCAGGACAGGCCGTCATCAATGAGCTGCGTAACCTAAAGCGACAAGCGTCAGCTATGGGCGGGACTATGGGTAAAGACTTGCTCGATGTCTACGGCAATATGCAGAACTACATCTGGAGGCGTAACGATACTCTTGGTGGCATGAGCAACAGCATTGGCTGGCTAACAACCTCCGCTACTAAAGAACGGATGCTGTCCTACATGAAGGACTACTTTGAGCGCGGCATGATGGATGTCTACTCTATGGACCTACTAGAAGAGATGAAGACCATCGTCCGTGATGGTGGCTCTATTGAAGCTAGCGGCCGTAATAAGGATGATAGAGTTATTGCTACCGCCTTAGCGTGTGCAGCCTATGCAGAACAGGTTCAGCCTAGACTTATCCAGCAGCGTGTTTCCCGTGCCGTATCTCGCGCACAAGAGACTAAGACTCCAGAACAAGTAGCTATGGGCCGTAATGTCAGTGATTACCTAAAGCGCATTGGTGTTTATGGCGGCCGTAATGACTCATAACCAGCTAACAGTAGTCTCCATCTACGGTCATAACAATGGAGCGTCAGCTATTCCCTCTATTGTTCATAGCGTAGCTCAGTTGCCTGGGTCAAAAGGACTACTCCTTTCCCTAGAAAGACCGGCAGAACTACCTACAAGCATTGAGTGGAAGAAGATTGGACTCACTAATTACTGGGATTACAGTACCTTTACCTTTCACTGCCTCTCATCTTTCATTGATACAGACTACTGTTTAATCGTTCAAGACGATGGGTGGGTCCTAAACGGCGCTAATTGGCATGATTACTACTATGATTACGACTATATCGGCGCTCCTTCCCATTGCGGAAAGGTAGATGACAAGCTCTACCTCCAGTTTGCTTGGACCGAATTCCCTAACGCTGTCCCTGTACAGAACGGCGGCTTTAGCCTGAGAAGCAAAAGAATGTTGGACGCGCCTAACAAACATGGCATTGCTCACAGATGGGCCAATGAAATCCATAACTGGAATGAGGACGCACAACTTTCTGCGATACTAAAGCCTGAGTTTGAACAACTTGGCATGAAATATGCCCCAACAGAGATAGCAAGGGAGTTTTCCGTTGAACATCTAGGGCCAATTGTGCATGACGGACTAGACTTTACAAAGGTAGTAGGAAATCACGCTCAAACAAGAAGGTTAGTGGCTCCTTACGTTGTTAAGGTTACTAAGCCTAGACGCGAGATAGAGACTTTCTACAGAGAGATAGAGTTCTTAAACTTTCTAATGGATATAGGGTATCAAATTGAATTCTTCCAACCGCCCGTTGCCTCGGTTAGAATTAATGCGCCAAGTCAGAAAGTTCTTAGCAGACAAAGATAGAGGAATCAGCATTAATCTGTTTGCTGAACTTTGTGGATTAGGAGAGCAGACGATAAAGGATGTTTTCATCCATCAATCATATCCTATGTCAGAATATGTTCAGATTAGAGCGTCAAAGGGTTACGCTTCTTGGCAGAAAGGCCAAGTGGCTGTAATGCAGAACCGGGATAACACGAGATTCGTGTCTTATCGCAAGGAAGCAAAACCGGTGATGGTAAGGACTACTGGCTTGCAAGTAGTGAACGGAGAGATAAGAATCAAAGTAGGAATTAGCAACAAAGCAGACTATTCAGGAAAAACACTTGACGAAACCATCGGGAGGGGATAATTATGTCGGTTTTACACGATTATAAATGTGAGCAACATGGATTTTTTGACGGGTATGAAGCTGTTTGTCCTAACGGATGCACTGAAGGGGTTATGGTCGTCTACCTTCAAGCGCCAGGAACAAGGTCAGACGCAACCAAAAAGAACGACAAAACAATCAAGCAACTCGCCATTGACTTTGGTATGTCCAACATCAAGTCCACGCGAGAAGGTGAGAGTCAGACTGGTTTCTACAAACGGAACAACAAAACCCCGGACGTCGAAACCCAGAGTCAGAGTATCCCTCAACCAGCGCAAAGGGAGGCCCGTGCTGGTGACTCAGCAATCTGGGGTGGTGGATACAGAGGGCTAAACATGAAGTCCATTATCTCTGGACAAGCAGTTCGCTCGATACACGGGGAAAGCGTTGGGATGAATCCGAAAGAAGTCGGAGACTTAAAGGGGCCACAAGCCGCAAGCTACGTTGCTGACCACGATAACCTACAGATTAAAAAATGAGAATACCAACAGAACATAATGCTAGAGAACAGTTCTACCGAGACCTGATAGAGAAGTGTTCAATCTCCTTGCCTGAGCGTAAGGGCGACTACTCTTCTCTTCGGTCTTGGTTCTTGTTTGGCTCAGGTCCAGACGAGTCTCCCTGTATCTTCAACAAGATTTATCCACACATTGACCAGCTAACATCTTTTCTCTACTCAGCAGAGACCACTCGCTTCTCTATCAATACCGGAGCTAGTGTCCCTGAGGCCGAGCAGATAAAGATACCTAAGATGACGGCCGCTCTGAATGATGAGTGGCTAAACTCTAATGCTGACCAAGTATTCAGTACCGCCCTAACCTGGGCGCTTGTGTACAACACTACTTACATAAAGTTGGTTGTAAACAACGGGATACATCCGTACATGATAGAGCCTGGAGCTATTGGCGTGCTGCGGGAAGATACTCCGTACACAGACAGGCAAGAAGCCCTTATTCAAACGTACTACATTACTAAGTCAGAGCTTTACAGCCGCTTGTATAGCCACCCCAAACGCGACCAGATTGTTAAGCGTGTCTCTACAAATGTTCATAGCATTACGGATGACATACCCGAAGGGCTTGACCGCATCGTAATGAGCCAGACAAACCCTACGTTGTACGGGACAGTTAACCTAGATTTGTACGGAATGAACCGGTACAAGGCTCGTGTAGCTGAAGATACTGTCAAGATGACCGAGCTTTGGGCGTGGAATGACGAGACTAAGGACTACCAAGTAGTCACTATGGCTGACCCAGATATTATTATTTACGATAGACCTGGGGCAAGTGTCTTCCTGCGTGGTGAACTACCGTTTGTGCAGATATGTCCTAACCCACAGTACGACTACTACTGGGGTCAATCAGAGGTTCAGCGCCTTGTCTTCTTACAGCAGCTAAGAAACCAGCGCATGACTGAGATTTTAGACTTACTTTCTAAGCAAGTTAACCCTCCAACTACCCTCACCGGCTTTACCGGCATACTTGATGAGAAGAATTTTGCTCTCAACCGTGCTGGAGGTCTGCTTGCGTCTGATATGCCTAATGCTAAAGCAGAGCGTCTAGCTCCACAGATGCCACCGGAGTTGTTTGAGGTTATTCATGAAGTTGATGCTATGTTCTCTGAAGCGTCAGGAATATCTAACATCCTCTCCGGCAAGGGAGAAGCAGGGGTTCGCAGCGCTGGACACGCCTCTCAACTAGCTCGTGTTGGCTCTAGCCGCGCTAAGAAACGTGCTTTAATTGTTGAAGACAGTCTTGAAAAGGTTGCAACTCTTTACTTGAAGCTGATGCAAGCGTATGACAATACCCACTTTGTTGACGAACATGGCAATAAATTTATTGCAGAACAGTTCACAAAGGACTATGTTGTGAAAGTAGACGCTCACTCTAATAGTCCTATCTTTACAGAGGACTTACGTCAACTTGCTTTCAACTTGTTTAAGGCGCAAGCTATAGATAAGGAGTCGCTACTTGACTTGCTAGAACCGCCAATGAAGCAGCTCTTGGTGGAAAAATTAAAGAAGAGAGAGTTAGAGAATCCTAAAAAAGAATCTGCCGGAAAGCCGGGGCCAGATATAGGAGGGGGAGAATAATGGCAATCAAAGATGCGGTCGCTCCTAAAGCTGACCAGCCACTACAGATGACACGCTCCTTATCAAAAGGAGAGGGTCCAGCAAAAATGCAGTACCGTGTTACGGGGATAAGGTCTCCTAGCGCTCGTAAGCAGAGCAAGTCTAGGGACGCATCACGGATTTAGTATTCCGTAAAAGGAATAGGGTGTGGCTGCTTCCCCTCTGAAGTAGGTGGCCGCTGCTATTAGGAGAAATTCACATGGCACGTCGCGCACGCAAAGGTCGTAAGGCTCGCAAGTAATTAATCGGGACTAGTTCCCGATTGATACTTCAGTCCAGACTGAAACCTCCCTGAGGGGTCGGGAAATAAAATATTGACCCCTCACTTATTGACAAAGTTACTTCAACTGGGTTCTAATCCAGTTTAATCAGATAATTAAGGATGATTATGAGTACGCCACCTGACAGAATGATGGAGTTGATTAAGAACCAACAGAAGGGAGCCGGCGCTCCTGGAGCTGCCCCAGGCGCAATGCCTGATGCTCCACCAGTTACTCCTGAAGCATTACCTGGACAAGCAATGTCGGGAATGTCTGACCAAAGCACCCCTCCAATGTCCTCACCTATGTCAACACCTGAGCCTAAGATGGGCAATCGTGAAGGCGCTCTTGTAAACATCGGACTAGCAATGGATTTAATTGAACAATCACTGCCCTCTCTTGGTAGTGAGTCCCCAGAAGGACAGAAGGCTTTAGCGGCCCTCCGTACTCTGACAGGGCTTCTTGGTCCTCGCAAAGCGCAGACTAAGGAATTGCAACAATCTGAAATTATTCAGATGCTACAAAACTTGCCACAAGCTGGTGGAAATACACCGGCTGGACAAGCAATGGCACAAGCACCTGTTATACCAAATATGCCACCTATGCCTGGTGCTGGCGCTGGTGGTCCTCAACCCCCACAAATGTAAAGGATAAATCATGGACTTATTCAAACCAAGAGGCGCTAACTCAGTTCGTCGCCCAACAGATAATACCCAACAAAATGGCGTAGTTCTAAACACTCCTCGCTTTGCTACAATGGGTGGATTGGACAGCTCGTCAAAGACCGGCCCAAAGAACAAGATGAATGTTCAGAAGCCTGGTGACGGAAAGAAAGTAATTTAATTAAATTAGGGGATAATTATGAGCAGCTTAGAAGACTTGTCGTTTGAAGCACGGGATGAATTGGCGATGTTGTCCAAGTCATTAGCTGACAATCCAGCAACACGGAATGAATTTTTGCGTCTGACCCAAAGAATTCGGCCAGACCTTCCAATTCCTGAGCTTGAGATGCAGAAGTATACTGAGAGCGCAGTTACTAAGTCTAATAATCGTGTTGAGCAACTTGAGGCAAAACTCCGTGAGAGAGATGCTGTTGACGACCTTGACCGTCGCAGAAGCAAGCTAATGAGAAAGGGCTTGATTCAGCACGAAGACGAAATTGAAGAAGTTGAGAAGATAATGCTTGAAAAGGGCATTACTAATCACGAAGCTGCGGCAGAGTATTGGCAGTGGATGAAGCAATCTGCTGTTCCTACTCCAAGCGGATACAATCCTAGCGCTATCAGCAAGTTTGACCTCAACAAGTTCTGGAAGAACCCTGTTGCTGGCGCACGGGATGAAGCATCAAAGGCTCTAGCTGACTTGAGGAAAGGTCCTCGGCCAATAGGGTTGTAAGGGGATATTAATTTTTTTAATTGGAGATAAACCATGCCTATAGGCGGCGGTATAATTCCAGCAACGAATAGTTCGCAATATACAGAGTTAACTTACGTTACTCGCCGTGCGTTCATTCCTAAGCTGGTCGTTCAGCTTTACAACTCCACGCCTCTGATGGCGGCTTTGATTGCTAACAGTCAATCAGCTTCAGGTGGCGTGTCTTCGATAACCGTTCCTGTTCAGGGTTCGCAATTCGTTAACGCTCAGTGGTCGGATTACTCTGGTTCGTTCAACCAGCCTTCCGTACAACAAGGCGCTTTCAATGCAGAATTCGACTTGAAATTGATGATTGCTCCAGTACCGTTCTTAGGTATGGAAGGTGCAGTTCAGCAAGACGCAGCTATCATTCCTCTAATCGAAGCTCGTATGAATGATGCGACCAACGTGATGATGGATGCAATGGCTACTGCCTTGTACACAAACACAACCAATACTCAGCAATTCATTGGTCTTCCAGCAGCAGTAAACAGCACCGGTACTTATGGAAACATTGACCGCGCTACTTACTCTTGGTGGGCATCAAAGAAGTACGCTGCCGGTAGTGTTAACCCAACCCGTCAAAACATCTTGCAGTACATCTCTGGAACCGTGAAGAACGGCGCAGAAGTACCTAGCTTTGCTGTTTGCGGATTCGGTACATGGACATTGCTTGCACAAGATTATGTAGGTCAAGAGCAATACGTTATCACTCCTGGCGCTGGTTTTGCTGGTGATGCTAACGGTCCTTCAGCAGCGTTCCGCGCTCTGATGGTTGCTGGAGTGCCTATTTACCCGGACCCATATTGCCCAGAAGGTACTGTGTACTTCCTGAACACCAACTACCTGTCGCTCTATATTCATGAGCAAGGCTCGTTTGTGTTTACTGGATTCGAGTCCACACTTCCTAATTGGCAGATTGGTTATGTTGGCGCTGTGTTGATGATTGCAGAATTGGTTAATACCAAGCCTAAGTCAATGACACAAGTGACCGGGTTTAACTCTCTCTCACTATAAGGAGCTATAACCATGTCATTATCAGCCAATAAAATCATACTAGCTACCGCAGTCACTAACACTGCTGGTGCATACTTCCTCACGACTACCCTTACCGCTGTCAACACTGCAAACGGTACTGTTATTCCTGCTGGTATGTATGTCATGTTCCCGTCAGCAAATGTCAGCATCTTGGCATCTAACGGCGCAACAAACGCAACTGTTATGGCCGCAAACGTAGGCGGAGTAGTTATCTCCGACGGATACAATGTTTACGCTAAGTCTAGCTACGCAAGTGGCGACACCGTAACATTGCTTTCACCTAATGGTGGTCAAGCTGTTACCGGCACTTTTAACTCTTAATAACTAGGAGATAAAATGTCTACAGCCGATTCAGTAGGTAATCTTTACTTTGACTCGTTTGGTAACGCAAGACTAGCTACAGTTACCGCTACCCAGTTAAATACGTCTGGCAATGCTGTTGTTGCCATTCCTCTGCTTGGTGGTGGCCTTACGGCTGGACTTGGAACAGCTAATTCTGGCGGGATTATCATTCGGCGTGTAACCGTAATGAATCCGACAGGAACAGTTGCTCTTGCAAACGTATCAATTACCACAAGTAATGACGGCAATATCTCTAACGCAGTTGTTGGGAACGTGGTCTTCGCTAGTGTCTCAGGCACAGTTAAGTTCCAAGACTTAGCAATTGTTGGTGGTAATGTTGCTGTTTCGGGCTTTACAACCCAGGCTCTCTATGTCAATGTGAACACTGCTTCTGGCAATGAAAACACTGTTGATATTAGAGTCTACGGTGACGTAATTAGCTTCTAATTGTGATAAACGTATATGTAACAAATAAGTGGGACAAACCGCTTATTGATGACTACGCCTACAAGCTCTACAGTTTTCCTATTGGGGAGACTGTAGAGATTCCGATAGACGTTGCCAGTTACATATTCGGATACGGAAAAGAAGACAAAGAGCCGGTTATGGCGAGGCTTTCGTGGATAAGAACTAAGAACGACATACCAGAAGGTATGAAGATTCTTGAGAAGTTTGAAATATCCCTTGAGCCGCCACAAAAGAACCATTCGTTATCCCCGGTGGTAGAACGAGTACCCTTCCCCCCCGCAAAGAGGGGAGGGGGAAAAGTCTTTCCTAAAGCTGCTTAATATGGATGCTAAATGTCGCAAACATTATCAGGCTATATCACACAAGTTAGACGGCTTCTACATGACGCCAATGGTAACTTTTGGTCTGACGCAGAGCTAACAGACAACATCAACAGCGCTAGAAATCGCGTTGTACGCGATACTGGCTGCCTCCGTACCATCCAAGTAACACAAGTTCCCTGTACTCCTGTAGCTGGTGGCGGAACTCCCTATGCCTGGTCTGCTGGTGGAACAGTTAGTGCAAACGACTACATATTCTCTAACATCTATATTTACAAAGTAACTATAGGTGGAGTTTTAGACGCGGACCCTCCCCCATATCCTACTGGGGCTAATGTATACCCTCCGTCAACCACGTTTACTAATGGCACAGCAACGCTTCTGTACGCTGGCCCTTGCGAGGTTATTAACTATGCAGCCCTGCCTAGTGGCGACGAGACATTAGACATTATCAATATCAACCTGTATTGGGGCAATACTAGAATCCCATTACGGTATCTGCCCTGGACCCAGTTCAATGCAGAGCTACGGTTCTGGCAGAACTACATTGGAAGGCCAATAGCCTTTAGTATCTTTGGTCAATCACAAATCTATATCTCTCCCGTCCCTCAAGAGGCGTACACAATTGACATAGATACAGTGATTCTACCTACTGCTCTAGTGATTGCTCCTGATATAGACACTATCAAAGAGCCGTACGCTACACCCGTTCAGTTCTACGCAGCTTACCTAGCCAAGTACAAAGAGCAGTCTTATGGAGAGGCAGAGATATTTAAGCAGCAATATGAGAAACAAGTACAGGCTGTTCTAGTTAGTACGTTTACTAGAAGGATGCCAACGCCTTATAGCTCGGGAATGTAGTCATGGCCGCAGCAGAGCAGAAGAAGTCATACCAGATAGTCAAGCAGTTCAAAGGGCTTAACACTAAAGCTAACCGTACCGCTATTGATGAGTCAGAGTTCTCGTGGCTTGAGAACGCTATGCCGGTTGGATACGCTAATATGCGTATCGTCCCTACCGCATCAAATGTTGGAAGCGTTACTTTTGCCAATACCGCAGTCTACTTAACCTCTGGAAACATTGGCCTAAAAGACTATCTGCTTTCTTTTCAAGCAGACGGTCGATGCGAGTATGTTGACCTGTCCACTAACGCTAAGGGTAATGTAGCTGTAGCAGGAACCTTTAGCTCTAGCGGTCTAAGAGTAAGTCAGTGGCGCAATGAGAGAATTCTGATTGCTGACCCGTCAAAGGGATATTACACATGGGACGGAATAAGCCTAGTATTCGTAGGTTCTGTTGGGGCAATAGGAATACGAGATGGTGGTTCAGCGTACACGACTCCGCCTCTAGTAACTATTTCGGCTCCAAACGATGCTAATGGAGTTCAGGCTACAGCGGCTTGTACTGTTGCAGCCGGAGCTGGTGAATTAGCTTACATAACCATTACTACGATTGGGAACAATTACACTTCCATTCCAAGCGTTACAATAGGAGCGCCTAACCTTTCTAATGGGGTAACGGCTACTGCCGCTGCTACGATACAGTCGGGTAACGTGGTTGCTATTGGGCTAATAACTCCTGGGTCTGGATACACTACTGCTCCTAGCGTAACGATTACTGGAGGGGGCGGGGCTAATGCCGCT